CTATGTCTATATAATGCTTTGTCATTACAGATATCGCTCCCAATGTATCGGGACATGCATGGTGTCCATCTTCGCCCTGAAACAGGCGAGAACGGCCTCTGGAACGCAGTCAGGGTCATTGATCGTCTCGTCTATGAACTCCGATATCTTCTGCTCCGTGGGCAGAGATTTCTTGTAGTCCGCCAGGCACATGTTGTACAGATACCACGCATCATAGATGCAACAGTCTTCGACCCTCACGCCGTTGTTCTCAAGAACCTTCTCGACAACGTCAAGTTGCATGGGAGCGATTTTCTTCATCTCACCATTGGGTTTCTTGACCTTCATGTTGCCGATTGCCCACTCCGCAAGGGCTTTGCTGAAATGCCCCTGGTTGATGTCCATATACTGCGCCTCGCCTTGTGAAATATAATACTGCATAATCCTATACATAAAGATGGGGTGAGCGCACAACCCACCCCTTTATTGGTTAATCACTGTATCTCCCTCTGCGGTAGTCCATCTCCATCTCGTCACGGTAGCGGGGTTCGCCACGACCCATCAGGTCGTTGCCGTCACGATAAGCCTCACGGTACATACCACGGCGATAGCTGCCGCCACGGCGGTACATGCCGCCACGGTATTCGCCACGCTCGTTCATGGTGTCTGCCCCTTCGAGCTTCTCCATCACCTCGCACACGGCCTTTTTAGCCTCGTGCATCTTCTCTATCAGTTCGTTCTTTTCGTCTTCGCCACGAAATTCTAAGATGTATCCCATTGTGTGTTACTTATTTAATAGTTTCAAAATCTGACTCACGCTGTCCTCTATGCCGTCAAGGCGACCACTAAGGTTCTTCAGTTCCTCGTCCCTCGCCATCTCCTTGGCGTAGTTGGGGTTGAGGGCCTTCTTCATCTCGCCACAGGCGGCAACGGTCTTCTCGTCGTTCTCCCTGTTGTCGATTCTCTGCTGGGCCTCACGCTCCACATTGTCCACCACGGCGAGCATCGCCTCTTGGCTGTCGGCGACAACCGTGCTGCCGTAGTCATGCACTCCCTGGTCGCAGGGCAGATGGGCGAAGTCGCCCTCTGCGCCGTCAACGCTGGCACGGATAGTCATCTCCATCTTTGCGTTAAACCCCGTCATGAGGGTTGGATTGGTATTGTACACTGGCGCGGGCGCACCCACATTCACCACCTGGCCCATCTTCAGGACAGGAACTTTCTCCGTCTTGTCCATCACATAGATTGTCGCGCCTTGTCGTAGATTCTGAAACATAGGTTGTTAAATTGATTTATGCTGTTGTTGTTCTTGAGATAAGTTGAAGCACTCCGTTGAAACGGTCGTTGAAGACGGTGAACACACCGCCACCGATAAGGTCAGCAACGGTAGCCTGCGTTCCGTCATACAACGTGAGATTCCTTGTCGTGCCGTTCAGGGTGAGCGTCACAGGCAAGGTGGTGGTGGCATCCGCGGGAATCGGGGTGGCAAGACGGATTGTCATGTAACCCACTGGAGAAATCCTGCGGAAGCCAAGTGCCAGGTCAACTGCATCGGTGCCTACTGTAACGTTGGAAACGCTGAGGTAAGGTATACCTCCTGCGTTGGTAGTGATATTAAAGCATCCCATGTCCAAACCTCCTTATGCTTTAAAATACGATACCACCACCAAATCCGTTACCTCCGTAGTAGTTGTACCCACTGTTGCCGTAGAAACCGCCATTGACGTAAGGGGTGGCGTTGACAGCCACAAGGTTGGGATACTCTACGTTGACGGTGTTGGGAAGCTTGCACTTGATGTCGTCAACCTCTTTGTTCAAGGCGGCGAGCTGTGCGTTGATAGGCGCGATGGACTGGCCTACCACTCCAGCGATATATTGGTTCTGGTTGAACTGGGAAATCTCTCCTTGCAGTTGGGTGTTCTTCTCACGCACGGCGTCGAGCTTGTCTTGCAGGGCGCGGGTCTCCATGTTGTTCAACTTGTCGATGATTGCCTGGTTGTTGCGGTTCGCGTTGTCGGTCAGGGTGTAGGTCTGCTGACATGTGGCGAGCTGGTCGGCGGCTGCCTTGTCGGCGATGGCACGCTGAACATCGCCGAAACCATTGTTCACGGTTGCCTGCATGTTGCAGCAGCATTGGCACAGCTGCGATGCGAGACCTGCGTTGCCGCTCTGGATGGCGTTGATAATCTGCATTGCGTTCAGACCCTGGTTGTTAGCCACCTGGTTGAGTGCTGTGCCGATGGTCTGAATGCTTGAGTTCACGAGGTTGAAGTCCTGTCCGAGCATGGTGCTGAGAGTGGCTATTGCCTGACGGCTCTGCTCGCCCTGGCTTGAGATTGCCTGCATCAGCAGGTCACGACCGTTGTCGTTGCTGATCTGGTTAGAGAGGAATCCTGCACCACCGTTGGCGCCATAGCCACCGCCCCAGCCGCCGAAACCGCCGTTGCCAAACATCAAGCCAAGCAAGAAACCGAGGATACCACCACCCCAACCATTGCCGTTGAGGAAACCACCATTGTTGTTGTAACCCCCTTGTTCGGGGAAACTGAATACTTTTGTATCAGCCATAATTCTATTCAATTTTAAAGTTAGTAAATAATTTAATTCATCCCATAATGCGCATAATAAGGATAAGCAAATTTACTAACTCTTTTGCTCTACATCAAGGATATAACCGATTAACACATCTCACTTTTTGAGTTGCTTGCCGAGGCGGCTAACTATCCTATCTATAGAACTTTTACTGATTTTATATTTCTCTGAAAGGACAATCCTGATGTAGTCCTTCTTCTCCCCTTTCGCTACTAACTCATTGAATTCCATATATAAAGCGAGATACTTATAGTCTTTCATTTTCACATCAACTTTTGAGAGACGTTTCATCGCTTCATATATAATTTCCATAAGTTCGTATGCCTTCATTGTGTTTGTTTTTTTAGTTTTTGTTGTTTTTAAACATCAAGGAAAGAGGCGACATAGGTCGCCTCTTTTCCCCCTGCGCCTCTATCTTGTTAATCTGCCCATAGTTCTTATGTTGTCGCTCATGCGTTCTTTTAACCGCAGAGGCACGAAACCTCTTCGCTCTATTTATCCTATAGGCCCAATAATCGCCTTCGTCTCGGGGGCAACATCAATCGCAACCCTTTCCTTGCGCCTCAAGTTTTGGTCTTTTGTATTACCCAACCTTATGACCTTGACTTTCGGGAAAGGTATCGGTGTCTCGCCATCCTTGTTCGCATAAGCGAATAGGAAGATGAGATTGAACGAGTAAGCAGATTCAGTGCCATAGGAGCGAGAGCCATCGTGGGTGCGGTAGTCGCTTTCAATAGTGGCACCTCTGTTGCTTGATGATTTTTCGAGAATGATATTAAAGATATTAGGGTGCTCATCTAACCACCCCATATCATCAATGTGGCGGTGGCCACTAATCCAACAAAGGAAAATACCACCAGCCTCAACAAAAGCATCAATCAACTGTGCTGGTACATCGTTAAGGCTCAAAGAACTCTCGGGTTCCTCGTTCTTATATGTGTAACTTGCGAATGCTGTCTTTTGCCACTCAGAAACTATTGCGCCAACTTGATAGTGTGAGCAAACAGCAACTGCAAGTCCATTAGTCCTCGCATCAGTAAGCACGTTTTCAAACCAAGTATCCTCATAAGTGTCGTGATACATGGAATCAAAGACGATAAGCCTAATCTTCTGCTCGCTGAAATCCTTGTAGTAGTAACATACTTTGTAGTAGTTAGAAGAAGAATCATCTACACCAGTCGGTTGAACAACATTCCAATCATCCACATAAGGAGCAATGTATCTATCGTATACATCAGCTTTTGGTGCGCCTGACCACGATGACCCAGCCCTTGAGTCATGGTTGCCTATCATATTAAGCACGAAGTCCATTCCTGCCGTTGCCCAAAATGTGAAATCACTTGCAAAAGCACCCTCTACACTATCGCCCGTGTGTATAGGCACATCTATGATGTCTTGCAACTCATTATACACCTCAACATATTTCCTCGCAGCGGTTAGGCTACCGTGCAGGTCGGTTGCTTGCAAGAGAACAAGCGGAGTGCCGTAGTAGTAGCGATATTCATTGAACAATGCCTCGTCAATCCATTTCTGCAACTCGCTTTTTCCGTCTGCACTGCCACCGCCCGATGCAGCCGCTTTTTTAGTAAGAACCAACTTGGCAGGTCGGTGGTCACCGCCATTGTCGTCAAAAGCACGGACATAAAGATATTTCATGTCTCTTGTGATGTTGTATGTGGTTCCCGTACTGCCGACTGAAATCCTCGCAAAATGGTCAAGAGCATAAGATGGCACACCATAAATCTCCGTGCCATTGAGGAAGGCAATGACACTGTCATCACCGCCTATCGCTGTTATCTTGCTGACACCATCAAGTGGAATAAGATAATGATTTGCGTTTGTTGTGGTTGATGTACTCCACACATTTGATTGTTGGATAACATTAGAAATCAACTCATATTCGCTCCAGTCAACCTCTTCATCAAACTCTCCAAATGAGTCGTTTATCTCGGCATCAATCTTGTCATCAAGGTAGGCGTCTGCGGACACTATAAACTCCACTTGCGGATAATTTGGCGTACCACCTTCAGCAGCGCACATCACATAGAGGAATTTGCAATCCGAAGGCACATCATCAATCACCGATGCACCAGCCTCAACGGTTATAACTCCACTCTCACCGACACAAAAATGCGGTGTCGCCAATTCTGCGATGCCTTCGCCATCGTATAGGAAAGCATAATAAGAACTTTGTCCAACTGGCGCAGTCACCTTAATCTGCCGCCCCGCAAAATTGCCAATAAAGGAGATTTGTCCATACATTGAGCCGCCTATCCTTCTCCAAGTGTTATCGGATGTTCTGATGCGCAATGCAAAAAAGCCATCCATATAGGGTGTTTGCGCGGTGTTGATGTCGGCAGGTGGATATGTCTTGGTCAATTGGTCAATATCGCCACTGCCAGCATTAGCAAAATTAGAGTTCAATTTTCCCACAAACACATTGCCAGTGTCGTTAATGTTTATCGTTTCCATATTTATGCGTTTTTATCGTTGCCTAAAATAAAATTACCACTCCCAGCATTGCCGAACAACTCACCGCTCACTCGGTCATACAAGTAACCGACTTGCCCCACTCTCACTGGGATAAAGTCTCTTACCAACACGTTGTCTTTGGTCATCGTACAACCATATAATCTCATGCCGTCAATGGGGAGAAATGCACCTCCTTCATTATTTCGTGCAAAAAGATATGCCTTTAAGTCATTTGTTTGTGCTTGGGTGGTAGCTGTCAACTCGTATATTGTGTTGAGGGAAACGGCTGCTCCCGATGTTATGCCAGTCACTCCAATATTCGCAGTCCTTGAATATGCCCATTGTTGGCTTGCATCAATATATATCTGGGCTTTCGGTGTTATTGAATTATTGCCATCCATCCATGCACCGAAGACCATTGCATTACTTGAGATTGCTTTTGTGATTGACATCTTTATATATGTACTGCAAGCCGTTTGCAGATTTTCCAAAGTGTCAATCCAAGAATTGCCGTCACTCTCAAGATACTCAATCTCGGCATCGTAGGCAGTAGGCGTAGGTGGTGTGGGCGGTGTAGGAGTGTCCCCCCATGATATTTCGGGTTTGCCGTTGGGGAAGGCGAACTCACCAAGAGCATCAAAAATTGTCTGCACGTTTTCTTTGATGAATTTCCCCATCTCCGCCGTGAGGGCACTCTCCTCGCCGCCTTCATAGAGGTTGTTGACAACCTTAAGCTCTCCAGCCGCTCCCGAATAACCGCTGTTGCCCTGGTCACCCTTGGGACCAGTTGCACCCCGCATGCCGTTGCGCACCTGGAAATCTGTTGTAGCACCATCGCTCGTCGTCACGGTGATGACGTTGACACCGCCGCTCTCCTCACTTGTGACGGTCTGCTCAATGCTCTCGATGCCCGTGCCACCGCCGCCGCCAGGCTCTACGTCAGGGTCGCTGCTCCCAGCGATGTAGCGTTTCTTGCCGTCTCGCCCATCATACGATAGGGTGCTCTTTTCCCCTTTCTTGGTGTAGGCCTCCTCAAAAATCTCTACTTTCCTCTTGTATGCCATGATGATTTCTATTCAAATGTTTTGTCGATGTGTGTTGTTATTGTCTCTCCTGTCGATTCAAAATACTCCACGGTGTACACCCGCATGCCGCCGTTGAGCATGGTGGCGAACCTGACGATATTGTTGTTGAGCATCTGCGACCAAACGATAGGGGTACTCCCTATCATCATCAAGGCGCGTGGACTTTGCTGAATGATATTGATAATCTCGTCCATCTGCTCACGGCCACCGCCAATGCGGTTCACCCAGGCAGCGTCATAGTAAGGCAATGGTATCTCTTTCTTCTCCACCTCGCAGTAGTCAGCACCCGACGGCTGGCGCACATAGTAAAGTGTCTCATTGGTATTCCCCGCGTCGTTGGCAACAACAAACACCAGCGATATCACGCCGTTGTTCACCTCCACACCGCTCGCCGTCACGTTGCCCAGCTTAATCAGGCGGTTGTCGTTGATACTGCTAATCATGCTCGAGTAGCGCACTAATGCCCTGCGCTCAGGATGCTCGGCGTCATACTGGCCCTCCTCGCTCTCAAGCCATGTGGCACTGTGGTAGTGGGGGATGCTCGCTGGATTGCCAGCACTCTCCTGCCACGTCTCCACGGTGGACACGCGACCCGCAAGTGAGGTGACCGCCGATGCGTTCGCCTTGGTGTTGAGCAGGGTGTCGGTCTCGGTCTTCGAGTAACTCTCGACAATGGGGATGGCATATTCAAACAAATATCTCACCACTCCCTCATAGAGTTTAAGGTGGCCAATGTGGAGTATCCTATTCTCACTGTCAAAGTATGTCACCCTGATGAGTTTATCGTAGGGCTGATAGGAAGTAGAGACCTCTTTCTCCGCCACTATAATCTGCGTATATTCATATATCACGCACTTGTCCTCTATCGCCTGCCACAGGGCGTTGAAGTTCTCTTCTGTGCGTGTCTCCTGTCGCGATATCCAACTGGCGTCATAGAGGCTCACCTTGCCGCCTATCGCCTCCTCAAGCTCGGCAAGCAACGCCTGCGCGTCGGTAATCAACGTGGTGATGTCTATCGCAACACTCGCGCTGATGTCGGTGGCGTCGTCGCCAGCACCCTCAACGAGGATGAAGTCGAGCTTCGATGGGGTAACGGTCTTGCGCACCTTGTCACCGTAGTTCTCGTTGGGCGAGAGGTCGATGTACTCGCAACACAGGCGGCCACAGCCAAACTTGTGGTTGTCGACGTAGCACGTCAGCGTGGTGTTGTCGGTCTTCTCGCAGTTGATATACTCGCCGTCCTTGTAGGCGCAGCAGAAACTGACCCCAGGGCTGCCGTCAACGAAGAAACGCACGATGAAGTCGTGCAGGGGTACGGGGGTCGTAGTGCCGCCAATCTTGAAGTGAACCGCCACAGGGGGCAGGTCACTCTTGTAGTTTATTCTTGTTCTGCTCATTTTGGCATTCTTCTATAGTATGCTAAATTAACTAACTCTGTCAACTCTCGCTGGCGGTCTGCCTCATACGTCGCTACCGCCTGTGGCATCACGAGGGCAAGCCAGTGGCACACCACGCTGTACTTTGCGTAACGCACCATCAACGCCTCCACCTCTTGAGGCCGTGTGACGGTGTCCCTGAGCTCGATGCTCAGATGGTCGCCGTCACGGTATACAAAACTCGTCAAGCGGTCCAGCACATCACCAACCTCTGTCATGGCCTGCGCTATCCAGCCGTCCAGCAACGGACGGTCGTAGGTGATGGCGCGCACCTGCTCGTAACCCCCGCTTTTCGCGCCGATGTACTCGCTTAGCTGTATCGCGCTCTTCTCCACCTCGCTCTTGTCTATCGTCACTCTCATTGCTCATCCTTTGTTTCTGGTTCTCCCTCATATACCATGTTCATCAGCAACTGCGCCAACGCGCTGTCCTTGTATGTCGCCGCCACAAGTGATCCCGTCTGGTACAGCAGCATGCGGTACAGTCGCTCCGGGAAGTTCAGCACCACCACATTGTCCACCGTCTCATAGGCGGGAATGGGGCAGTAGCGGAACTCGCTCACCTCGCCTGTGGCACTGGTGTATATCTCCAGCCCGCGCCATGTGTGGGTGGCGTCGATGTGCTGTCCCTCTGCCACCACAGGACGCTCGGGATTGCCCGTCAACCCCACAAAGCCGCTCTGCAACTGGGAGTAGTCGGGGCTCTCCATGCTCAGAGTGCCATGCACCGCCCTGCGCCAGTCGCTCATCTTCAGCGTCAGCAACCGCAGATAGTCACTCGGTACGGTGAACGCCCACGCCGAGAGCTCGCCCCAGCCTGCACCCTCAATCTCCGTGGGCGTGACGGAGGCAGTCCTGCCGTAGTCTATAGCACTCACATCGCTGGTCTCCAGCAGGTGACGCGCCGCATGCAGTATCTTCTGACGGATGACTTCGTCAAGCTCAAGGGTGTTGTCCTCCTCGGCGATGATGGTGTTCTCCGCCTGGTTCTGCTCAAGGATGACCCTGACCTGCGCCACTATGTCGGCAAGAGGGTACTGCATCACTTGAACAGGTTAGGGAACGACACTCCGTTGGCGGCGGCAATCTCGATGATGTCCGCCTTGCTCTTGCCGACAACGCTAATGTTCTTGTGCTCCTTGAGCCAAATCCTCGCGTCGCTGCAGTTGTACACCGAGAGGACTTCCTGCTTCTTCACCTTGGGCACGACCTTCTCGACCGCGTCCATGTCGGTGACAGCGCTATGGCCCTTTTCAGGCTCCTCAATCTTTGTGCTGCGTATCAGCTTGATCCTGCCGCTGGCAAACTCCTTGCTGTTCTCGATGATGCGCTGATAGAGCGCGTTCTCTGTGGTGTATTGGGCTGGAGTCACGCCGTATGAGGTAAGACCGCCGCCTGTAAAGGTGATTACGAGGGTCGCCTTACCGGCCTTTATGTTCGCCTGCCAGTCAATGAGACCTTCTACACCATATGTTTTCTTGAATGAATTTTTCATTTGTCTTTGTGTTTTATGCCCTTTATCAAAAGAGGCGGTGCGGTGCGCCACCGTCCGCCTCTCAATCAAAAAGACAAAGATTTATAAATCTTCTGTTTGTTTCTCTTATGCGTTCAACAGGCCGTTGTACTCAGTCCAAGTAACGGTAGAACCGCTCACGCTGGCAATCCAGATGGTGCCTGCCACGGCGTTGTCGTTAATGCTTGGTACGTCCTCAAGCAGGTAGTAGGCCACGCCTGCGGTAACATCGCTGGCATCAGTGGCGTCCTTGCTGCTGTCCCAGAACTCGAAGGTAACGGCACCAGTGTTGGCGCTGTCGCTTGCGTTCTCTCCGTCTACCCAGATGTGGCAAGAACCCTTCAGTGCCAGGGCGTCCCAAATGAGGATGCCTGTGCGGGTGGCCTCTTCGCCCTCTACGCGGTCGTTGAAGCTGTGCTCCGACGAGTAGGTGTAGTGAACAAGGCGGTCTTCGCCGAAGATACCTGCGCTGTTGCTCCAGCCAAGGCGGTCAAGGGTGGGCTCACGCTTGATGTCGAAGTTTCCGAACACTGTGTGGATTCGGGTGACCTCCCAGCCTACTGGGTTGATGGCGGTGGAAATCTGAATCTCGGGGTGCTTCGAGTAGTCGATGCACTGGATGCCCTCAAGGAAATTCTTGCCTGCCAATACGATACCTGTCTTGGGCACGTCCTCGCCTGTGAAGAACATCTTCGCAAGGGCGATGAGCTTCTCTACTGTCCATGCACCAGTGTGCTGCAACTCACGCTTGAACTGCCAACGTACGCCCTCGGTAGCATATACGAACTGAAGGCCCATCTTGGGAACGTTGAGCTTGAACTTGCCCTGACGGCCTGCCCACAAGGTGCGGTTGCCGCGGGTCTTGAAGTTGGCGATGGCGGCCTCGGCCACGATGCTCTTGGTAAAAGGAATCTCTTTCTTCTGAGCGTCGAAGTAGTCGCTCACTACCTGGTTCATGCCGCGCTTCTGAAGGTAAATCAGGTTTGGCTGGGGAACGATGAGGTCGGGGTCAACTTCTTTCTGTGTCTCATACAAGGCATTGCCGAGGATGGTGCACTTGGTGCCTGCTGGGATAGCAGGGATGCCACAGAATTCGTCGTTCCTGTTCGCCTTGGTGCCGTTGATGGCACGGACGATGGGGTTGCCACTGCTTGCGTCATGGTCTACCACGAAAAGCATCAATGGCTTGCCAGGGGTGACGTTGCCGCTCTCGTCATAGCCGTCTACGCCGTTCACCAACAGGGTGGTGAAAGGACGGGGAATCTGCTGGTCGTTGGTGACCAGTGGAAGAACTCCCTGCACGGTGGCGGAGGCGGTGAAAGCCGACGATGTGGTGACGTAGTAGGCGGGCTCGTCAATCATGTAGTGCTTTACCTCGGGCGACTTAACCTTAACCTTCTTTGCCTTGAGCATCAACTGCATCAGGGGGGTGTCGTCCGATTGAAACTTAAAAAGCTCCTCGTCTAGGTCGGGCTGTACGAAATTGCCTGAGCCAATACCGCCAGTGGCACTTGCCAGACCGCTGACGGTTGCTGGCTGGCCGGGAACTTGGGTGTCGAGACCTGCTGAACCCTTACTGGTATCGAGGTCTCCCTGTACTTGAGCATCAACGCCTGCAACTTTTGCAACATCGGCGTTACTCTCTTTGATGTTTGTTACTGCCATTTTCTATTCACAAATTTAAAGTTATTACTCGTAGTTTATTTTGCCTCGTTTGCTAAATCGAATATCGAACGGGGAGAGTTGCCGCGGGCGCTTTCTCTTGCCGTTGCGCCGCCCATGTCCATTGGGGTGCGGTCACTCTCCGAACGCAGTCTCTCGCGGATGCGTGTGTTGCGGCCTCGCGTCTCGCCTTCCGCACCTGCCTGCTCCACGTCGGCATCATAGGTGACGCCCTTGAAGAACAGTCGCCACATGTCCTCGTCAATATCGTTGACGATGGCGCGCTGCTGGAACTCGGTGAACTTCTTGAAAGCCTCCTCCTTGGCGTCGTCGTCAGCACCAGTCTCCTCGGCAACGGCGTCAAAGGCGTCAAGGGCTTTGTCAAGGTTCTCGGCGGCCTGGCGCTCAAGGTCTCTCGAGGTGGCCTGGTTCTCTACCCACTGCTTCTGTTTCTCGGCGATGCGCTTGCGCGCCTCCTCGTTCTCGGGATCGTTGATGGCATCGAGGAAGTCCTGCCCGAAGTTGTCGATGAGATACTCCAGGACGTTCTCTCCGCGTGCCATGCCAAGGAAGATGTTCGCCATGCGTGTGTCGTTCTCGAAGATGTCACGGAGCCGCTCGTCGTCCTCGCGGTATTTCTTCAACTCCTCAAGGTTGCCGCTGTCCTCGTCGTAGTCGGCGTTGACGGCACTGTAGAATCCTTCCTCGTCGCTGTCGTCAAGGTCGGGATGGCGGTCTTTGATGCGCGCCACAAACGCCTCACGGCTGCTCTTTATGGGAGCCTGCTGCTCCTCGTTGGCCTCTAAAGGCTTGTTGTCGGTGTCTAATGTAGCCATTCTATACAAATTTTTATCTATTCTGTGCAAATTTATAGATTTTTCTCGCCTTTTTTCTTGCGGTTAATGGGTTTTGTTTGTAATTTTGCGAGAATTATTTTGCGTTTAGGATTTTAGGTATATGAATAGCTCTGTAAAAAGGCAGAGGAATGAGGAGTTGACCGACTTGTTCCTCTCCGTTCTCGGTAGTGGCGGCACCTCTCAGCACACGATGGAACAATGCGCCGCAATGCCGTGCTCACGGTTCTGGATTGAGCCTGAGTACGCCCTGCGTCTCATCAAGGCGAAGACCGATGGGAGTGCCGCCGTGTCGCAATACAAGGCCAGGCACGCCGTCAAACGAGGAAATACCGAGAGAAAGATTGAAGAGATTATCAGACGATGCGACGGCGACTTCTCGCTCGCCAACATCGCAAGTGTGGTATTCTCACCTGCTCCTGAGTTCTATATCTCAGGCAGGACGGCGCAGGCAGTGATTACACGCACTCTAAAGGAAAGGAGAAAACATGGCATTCACTAAGGAACAACGGGAAAAGGCACACTCGCTGGAGGCAAGGAAGAAGCGCTCCTATTCCGTCTCGCTGGCGCATGCCGTCAAGAACAAGCGCATACACGCCGTAAAGGATATGATGGAAGAGAACGAGAAACGGCTCGCCGTCTTCAGGCAGGAGTTCGACCCTATATCGGGAAGGGGTGCACCGCTCGAGAGGTTCCGCTTCAAGACCAAGGAACTGGAGTGGTGGCTGCCTATGAGGCTCAGGAATGTGAGGCTCATTGACGAACTGATGAAATGCGGCTCTATCGACAAGTTCCTGCGCAAGAACAAGATAGCACCCGACGACACCACTCGGCAAAGGGTGATGCGCCAACTCGTAGAGGTGCGCATAAAGGAGGACTTCTGCTTCTGGGCGGCATCGTTCGTGACGATAAAGCGCAAGCAGGACGCCTCCACGGCACAGATGGGAAGCGAGATGAGGTTCGTGCTCAACCTGCCTCAGCGCAAGACGCTTGAGGTGATAGAGGGCATGCGCCTCAACGAGAAACCCATACGAATGATTATCCTTAAAGCACGCCAATGGGGCGGTTCTACCCTTGTGCAGATGTATATGGCGTGGCTGCAGCTGGTACACCGTGAGGGACTCTACTCTGCTATCGTGGCGCACCAGTCCTCGTCGGCAATGAACATCCGCTCGATGTACTCACGCATGCTCCGCAAATACCCGCCATCTCTGCTCGGGAAAGAGCCCACCCCACAACTGCAGCTGACTCCGTACGGAGGCTCACGGACTGACGTAACGATAACACAGAACAAGGTGCAGGCGCGTGACGTGGTGATTTCCATCGGCTCTATGCAGTCGCCTGAGTCGGTGCGTGGCGCCGACATCGCGCTGGCGCATTTCTCTGAGGTGGGCCTCTGGAGGCAAACGGAAGGTAAGACACCAGAGGACGTGATCCAGGCCATCTCGTCTTCTATCCTCGAGGTGCCGTTGACAATGGATGTGATGGAGTCTACCGCCAAGGGAGAGAATAACCTCTTCCACCATGAGTGGCTCGACGCAAAGGGAGGACGCTCAAAGCGTGTCCCCGTCTTCGTGCCGTGGTTCGGGATAGAACTCTACTCCATGCCGTTCAAGGACGACGAGCAGCGAAGGAAATTCGCCACCGAACTCTACAGCAACCGGGAGCGTACCAACGCCCGCTCCGTGCGTGAGGAAAGCGGGTCTTATCTCTATGGGTTGTGGCTCAAGGGAGCATCGCTGGAGGCGATTCAATGGTATATCGACAAACGTCGCACCTACCGCTCACACGACGCTATGGCGTCGGAGTACCCCAGCGACGATGAGGAGGCGTTCGCTCACAGCGGACAGGCGGTGTTCGACCGCGACAAGGTGGAGCGCCTCAAGCAGTCGTGCTGCCCGCCTCAGTGGGTCGGAGAGGTGGCTGGCGCCGAGCCAAGCGGAAACAACGCACTCAAGAAACTGCGCTTCGTGGACGACAAGCACGGATGCCTGAAGGTGTGGGAGATGCCCGACACCTCGTTCCGCGCCTCCGACCGATATGTTGTCGCTACCGATGTCGGCGGACGAAGCGAGCGCGCCGACTACTCCGTTATCCTGGTTCTCGACCGATGGTGGCGCACCGAGGGAGAGGGTGATGTAGTGGTGGCGGAATGGCACGGACACTGCCGACACGACCGACTCGCCTGGAAGATGGCGCAGATTGCCGCCTTCTACAACAACGCGCTGCTGGTAGTGGAGTCCAACACGTTCGAGACAAGGGACATGGACACCGAGGGAGAGCACAGTGCATTTATCCTTGAGCAGATAGGACGCACCTACCGCAACATGTACGCCCGTCAGTCCACTCCCGACAAAATACGCAAGACACGGCGCAAGATGTGGGGATTCCAGACCAACACGCACACCAAGGCGCTCATCATCGACAACCTCATCACGATGATTGACGACCGACTTTATACCGAGAGGGAGGTGGAGGCGATAAACGAGTATAAGGTGTACCAGCGCACCGAGAAAGGAACGCTTGAGGCAGCCGAGGGATACCACGATGACCGGCTCATGGCGAGGGCGATAGGGCTCTATATCTCGCAGACGATGCCTCTGCCACGCCTTATCACTGGCGAGGAGTTCAAGTCCTTCAGCAGGTACACACGCAAGTACCGCCCCAACGAGGCTACATTCTGATTCTTTTATTCATAAGCATTTAATTTTGTTTGTAAAGAGAGAGGGACCATCCGTGACGGACAGCCCCTCTCGCATCTATGCGCCAGTTGAATCAATATGTCATTTCTTGGCTGGGTGCTTCTTCTCCCACTCGGCAGCGTCCTTGCGCTCATCTTCAAGAATCTGGATGATCTCAGCGAAATGGGCCTTCATCTTGTCATGGTCGCGCTCTTTCTTCAGCGACTCGGCTTCGATGTCCTTGTACAGGGCCTTAATCTTTGCCATGCGCATACCATTACGATAGTTGCGTCGTAGTTCCTCTGGGTGTTCTTCAATGACTTTCAAGGCCTTAGCGCGCTTCGCTGGGTCTTTGACAGGCACTTTGTAGGTGTAGTCTTCCATCTTGAAGAACTTGCCTTTCTTCGAATACTTGAATCCTCCTCCGTTCTCGCTGAACTCCTTCATTATAGGGTCTTTCGCCGACGTGTGCTGCGCCTTGTACTGCGACATCTGGAAGTAGGAGTCCTGCGCTCCGAAACCGAGGTCACGGCCAATCTTCAGCGCCTGCTCCTTTATGTCCTCGCCGTGGAGTGCCTCATACGCCTCGTCTGCATCGTCGGGGGTCTTTCCCTTGCCGTACACATCTTTCTGGTATCGCGTCATGAGCGACTTAATGTACTTGTAGTCGGCGGCAGCGCCTTTGTCGCGCTCCTTCTCCCACGCCTTCATCAGTGCTTCGGGACCTTGTGCAGAGAGCGCGTCTATCTCCTTCTTCCTGTACTTGTCGTGCTCCTTGTTGGTGGTGGAACTGTCCATGAGGTCGTGATAGTCCTCGGGAGTGCCGCCAGCCTCTTTCACGTCGTCGTTGAGTTTCTTGCTGAAGTTTTTCTCATAATCCTTTATGAGCTCGTCCTGCTTCTCTTGGTTGTACATCCACCACAGGGCAGGAGCCTCACGGTGCGCCTTATAGTAGGCATAACGTCTTGCCAATTGTTCGGGAGTGAGGTTCTGTGCCTCCCTCGCACTCATTTTCAACTCATCAATATAAAGTTGGTCTAACTGGCTCTGCGGGACTTGCATTACACGCATAGTAAGAAGCAACGCCTCTTTCGCCGTGCCAAAGCTCATCTCATCTTTCTTGTCGGCCTCAAAACAAGAGTCCACTATTCCTGTAATGGCGTCTGTGAATGTCTGTGGGTTTACGCCTACGAATATCTGCGCGCCGAGGTTCACAAGGTCTGTGGCCCCACGCAACTTGTTCTTGCCGTCAAAATGGTTCCCCACGTCCTCAATGTCGCCGAAAATAGGCAACAGGTCAGGGCTGTATTTAAAGAAGTTCTCCTTGTTTATCTCATTGTTCACACCATCGCTCACAACATTTCCGAAAGGCAGGCCTTCAAACCAACCACAGGCCAAGGCATGTATGGCTGCTTCTTTGGTGGTGTCCCACATATTCCCAAGGGCAGCCTTTCTCTTGTCGTCGTCTTTCCAATTCGAGCCAACGAGATAAGCCATTGCCGCCATATATGGCAATTTACCGCCGATGTTCCACGCGAACTGAGCAACATTACTGAACATGGCAACCTTCAAGGCATTGCGCCATTTACTCCTACGGTATATACGTTCAGCATTTTCCCTCGCCTGTGTCTCTGGGATACCATTGCGAGTCATCTGCTTTGTCATAAAGTCTATGCTCGCTTCCTTGTAGCTCACTGTCGACACGTTGCCGTCCTCGTCTACAACGCGCTCTTTGCCCATAAGGTGCTTGAGATTTCTTAAACCTGCTACAAGTTGTCGCTCATAACCCATAGAGGCGCTACGGAAAAGACTTGCTCCTACAGCAAAGCCACCTCTATCCACCTGCATCGGCGCCACGAACATCTTCTCGCTTGACTGCTGTGTCTGGTTGAACGCCACTGTTGCGTCCTGGCGCGCCCTTCTGTCGGCAGCAACATCGTCGTATCCATCTTTACGGTAACGCTTGTAGCGCTGCTCATACACACTTTTCGCGCCTACTGCAACCGTCATTGCGTCCACAAAAGCGTTAGGCGTGAGGCCCCACTTGCTTGCCCTCTCCACCCATTTCTTGTGTTGGTATTTCCAGTCTATGTCGGTATCCTCAAGACGGGTATCTCCCGCGATACGGCTCTTCCAACGATGTTTGAAGCTCGGCAGGTTCTCCATACACCAATTCCAACTGCCTGCGGGTTTCGCCATATTCTTGACCATATAGCCCACATTGCAGTTTGCGGCGAACACAGGAAGCGAGAGCAACTGCTTGGTTGCGGTAAACACACGCATACTGACCTTTGCGGCGCTCACGTTCTTCGCTATGCCGACAACCACCTTGTCAAAGTCCCCGCCTTGTGGCTTGTATGTGCCACCAGCAATAAAGAACGTATCTTTCAGTCGCTTCCACAACAAATCTCCACTGCCGTAAATCGTAGTGGTGTTCTTCACTTTGTTACGGAACGTCCTGTCGCTGAGCAGCGTGTTCACGTCACGGCTCCACTCGGCGAAGTGCTTCCAGTGGTTCATCTCGTCAAGATGCCCCAGTATCATGTCTATGGCGTTGGTGTTCATCAGGTCAAGGGCGGTGGTGTTATGGGTGCGCTTGATGATGCCGCCTGTGACGGTGCTTGCAAGAGATGGTTCGTTCTGTCCGTTATTGATGTCCACCTTCTCGCCCAAGCCGCCCTTGTCGATACGCAGTGGGACATAGTTCTCAACCATATCCATGTCTGCACCAAACATACGCCTATGTACCTCGTTGTAGCCTTCACGTTTGCTTGGAAGGAAGTCGTCCTGTAGCCAATCAGCAAGTTCAACGAGTTTAGGATTCATGAAGTTCTTTATCGTTTCCACATTCTCCTCGCTGATGCCCATACGGCGCAGTTTCACAATGCCGTCTTCCATCTTATTGACCATGTAGATGTACATTAGTTGTGACTGGTCAAGGGTGTGGTTCTTGATGTCTCCACCGTCCTTATATGGAACGTCCATCTTCGGCATCTTACGGATAGTGTCTATTAAGTTGGCGAAATGCTTAACGCCGAACAACTCCCGCGTCTTTGCGTCAAGGACATCACGGTCAGCCCAATAATCGATTATCTCCCTGTCTCTCGCGTCAAGCCAACCTCTGCCGAAACGCTCATAAAGGTAGCCTTCTCCATTAGCGTGCTTGCGCCCCAATGTTCTCAACATCTCGTCAAAAGTATAAAGAGAAGCACTTATCGCTTTAGATATGCTGCTGCTTGAAATCTTTGCGAGCCTGTCTGGACGTGACTGCGTATACTGTGGAGTTCCCGCCATGTCGCTGTAGGCGTTGTGACGTATCTCGTTCTTGTGGGCCTTCTGTGCCTCGATGAAGTCCTTGGCTCTCGACCTTCCTTCTGCCACGATGCCGCGCAGGGTGTTCACATAGTCCCACATCGCATCGGCGTGGCTCATGCGGTAACTGCGTATCTGTGCCTCAAGGGCACGCTTCTGCTCGGTGTATTCTTTAATGCTAAGCTCACCGTCTTTGTACTGCGCCTTTATCTCGTCAAGCTCTTCCACCGCGGCTTTGATGTTATCCTCGTGGTTCTTCGCCGTCTCCATGTATGCTTTTGCAAGCAATGCGCCCTGTATCTTGTCGTCCACCCCGTTAAGACGCTCCTCGCTGTTCTCGGGAATCCTGCCTCTTAACTCCTCAAGGCGCTGGATTTCTCGGTCTATGTCCTCGACGCTGTTGCCAAAGTTCTTATTCAGCGACTCCAGGGTGCGCTGGCCTCTGATGTCCACACCGCCCTGTGTCACCACACCGCTTTGGTTCACCTTCTGCGTCTTGGTGTTGAGCAGGGTGTTGATCTCATTGCGGATGCTCCGCTCCTGACTCTTGAGCATCACGTCCATGATACCGTTGACGGTGCTCGTCAAATCTTCCTTGCCTGTCGAGTCTTTCAACTTTGTAAACAACGGAGTGAGGTTGCTGATGTATCTACGGTCTATCAGCCCGCTCTTGACCATCATCTTGCACAGACCCACCACGTTCTCTACCGTTGTTCTGTCGTATTCCTTCTGCAAGCGCATCGCCTTGTGGAGATTCTTCAACGAGGCGTCAAGCTCTCGCCTCGCCGTGTTGCGCTGCTCAAGACTCGCTTTAGTGTCAGCGACAACCTTTATTGCCGCCTCCTGTGCCATCTCTATTGGAGACATAGGGCGGTCATAGCCTGTCGGGGGCAATGGCTCGGGAGCAGGCTCGGGACTGGCAGGTGCCGGTGGAGTAGGGGGTTCAGCAGGAGGTTCGCCACTTCCTGCGCCGTTGCTCTCCGTACTTCTTGCCGCCTCTGCCGCTCTGCGGTCTGCACGCAGCTGCTCAAGTTCTGCTGTGACGTCCTCGCCACGAAGCCTTCGTCTCATCAACTCGCGCATCTCAGCAGCGTAATCGCGACCGCCTTCCTCGCCGTCACGGAAACGAATGTCCGAATTCTCTCTTGAGAATTCGCCGTTGTTCTCGGTGGCTGACTTGATTTGGGTGTTGTCGAAAACCACCGCATTCATAATTCTGCCGTCATTGTCTTTCTCAATGGTTGAGTCAAAACCTAATTTCTTGAAAGCATCAATGATATCGTTGGCTCTTGCCGTTCCAGCGACAACACTTATAGAACCTACTATACCCAAGTCGTCATAACCCATAAGATTCTGCACAGCTTTCCTCAATGCCCTGTTGTATTCGGCAGAACCATAGGGGGCATACTCTCCTGCGAAATCAGCGGCAAGGGTATCTGATTGCCCTTCGTCTAATTGACGAAGAACGTTCTCCACATCACGGCTTGTCAACTTATGCCCATCACTCTCAAGTGGATTGCGGGCATCAAGGTAGACTTTCATCTCGTTGTTGCCGTATGCGCCGTTCCCTGTGCGTGAGAAATTGAACCCTGCGCCAAGATATGCTTGCCCTTGTCCTGTTCCTATTCTCTCTCGGTCAAAGGTGTAGAACTCGTTGCTGGTGTTGTGTGACATAACCAACGGTCTGCCATCCTCATCCACCACCTTGCTGGCATTCTCTGGGTCGTTCTCCCAATCGCCGAACCAATTCTTGAAGTTATTGGATTCCTGTTGCTTGTGCATAACTTCCTCATTACCATATCGGACATCCCCTTCCGCAACAGTCTTTACAGGCTCGCCGTCCTCTACATAGTCTTTAATGCCTGCCTTTTCACGCATTACTGCGTCCTCGACCATTGTCTCGGCACCACGACGCAAATTCTTATGAGAACTCCACAGGATATAGCGCAGTTCATCATCACTCAACTCAATATTGATGCCTGCTTTACGAAGCATGTTGATGAAGTTCTCTTTTATCCACTGCCATGCCCTTGAGGCATAACCTGTGTTTTGCTCTCCGTTATAGAGCCCATCTTCTGCAAGGTCGGCAAGATATTCCTCGGTGGCGGCACGACGGTAGTATTCATCACTATGCGCTCCCTCTTGGTCGGCAGCACGCATCTTCTCTATCCTGCCGTCTATATCTGTGCGAATATCTTCACTTACATTGTTGTGAACGTTGTCGAGGAATGTGTCGAAGTCTTCTCCAAAGAGTTTACGCAAGCCGTGATGTGCTACGCCCTCATGAAGCATGGTGGCCATCACGTCGCTCACGCCGCTGTGGTTGCCCATCACAATGTGAATCTTACCAGTCTTTGGGTCATACCACCCTTTTGCCTTTGCTTTGCGACCAGTGAACTCGCTGGGGTCGTCGTGGAACTCCACATCAAGACCTAACTCTTTAGTAATTTCCTCGGCGCGAACCCTTGCCTGTTTCATCTCGCGTTGTGTATAACGCTCAATTCGCTTCTTCATGGCAGAGCTCAGCTTGCCACCGTTTGACGCTAATATCTTTGCGTAAGTGTTGGGCTTCATCCCCTCGGGAAGAATATTACTCCATGCCTCGTAACCGATGTTGCCGTCCTCATCAATGTATACACAATAGTCTGGATTTTTCTTTCGCATGAAGTCTGCGACTTCCTCAACGCTGTTGAAAATGTCGTCGTAACCTTCTACCTTGTATTGACCAGGCTTGCTCTCATAGGTGCGCATCACGCCATCATAACCCTTCAAGGTGTACGTCTGTGGTTCCGTGACCTGCGTAACCTTTTTTACACCACGCTCGCCCATAGGCTCCTGCTGGCGGAACAGCGGCTGACCCTGCATCACGCTCTCCTTCATTTCAGGGGTGACATCTACGGCGTGCATCACTTCCTTGCCAGGTGTCGCAAGTTGCACCTCGCCCGTCTTCGTACCCCAACGCTTGCCGTACTTGTCCATGAACCTCGGCAACATCTTGTCATAGAAACCTTTCATGCCCTCGCCGCCGATGCGCAGGTCTTCGCCTTCAAGCATGTCGCCATCCTCAAGGTTCATCATCCTCTCAGCAAGGTCTTTACCGACAACATCACTCAATGGTTTGCCGTTGAACTCACTAAAAGACGAATCCTCAATGTTACCTTCCTTATTCACAACGAAAGTGTCCATATTGCGACCACTCAGCACAAAGCGCTTGCCATCAATCGATGGGTTGTCCTCGCGCTCAATGCTGTCATACATTCTGCCAAGACTATACCTCTTCGCCTGCTGCTCGCCTGTAGTCCAAGCAACCTTGTCGAAGCCTTCCTCGGCGGCGAGCCTCAGCATGCGCTTCATCGCCACTTCGTGCCAGTTCTTCTCAAAGGGAGCAGCAGGGACACCTCTATCAAGCACCTCGTAATCCCAATCAAAACCATTTGCTGCACGGAAATATTTCAAACGTTCTGCTTCCTCTTCCTCACTAAGCAAACGTAGAGCCTCATCGTTTCTTTCAACATTATATTTCTTACGCATCCTATCAAAGAAATCATGGAGTTTAGCACCCCCTTCCTCGCGGCTCTTGAGATATTCGTTATACCTTTCGTTGTTCCTATATCCCTTTTCCCTCGCATCTTGATGGCGGTTGCTCTGTATCTCGTCAATGACAAGAACACGGTTGCCGTCAGCGTCAGTAGTTTCGCCAAAGCGAACCCACATCACAGCCTTGCCTTGGTTCTCGGGACCAAAATGCACCTCGTCATGCTCTTGGTAGGGTTCAATATTTGGAACTTTAAACGCTATCTCACGCTTGTTGTCAAGTCCTTTGGTAGTATAGTCAAGGCGAGTGGAGTTAACAGGGTTTTCCACAGGAGGGAACTGTTTTTCAAGCTCTTTCTTTACCTCGCTATAGAATTCAATGTCGCCATTTATCTCTTCAATACGCCTTTGCCCTCTCTCCAAATATTCTGGGTCTATCTCTCCCTCTAGGTCTTCTTTCTCTTGAGAACGCAAACCTTCCAATTTTTGTATTTGGTTGTCAATATCTTTAATGTGGAATTCATAAAAATCCCCCACAAGCATATTGATAAGGCTTTTAGCTCTTTCGAAACTAATACTAGTCCTCCCCTGTGCAGTTTGCCCTGCTCTTTCAACATCTCGTAATGTAATCCAATCTTCTCCAACCCCAGCATAGTTCACCTCTTCCACCTTGATGCCATTGTCGGCAATGAACTGCTGAACTTCTTCCTTGGTCAAAGACTTGCCCTTGTTGTCCTCAAGCCATTGGCTCAAGCCCATCCACTTGTCCTCGCCAGCCTTCAAGCCGCCAGCCTTCGTGAGCATCGCCTTCCACTGCTCCGCAGTAGCCTTGTTCTGCTTGATACCCTCTACTGCTCGGGCAGCATTGGAGTAAAAGGTAGGGGCATTGCCATCTTCAGGCTCTGCCACTCCAGCATCGCCCTCGCCGTCACGGAAGCGAGTGCCGTCCTCGCCGCCTACTCCTTGCCCCGCATCTGCTCGCGGATTTTCAGGGCCAGCGCCAGCTTCTTCATCGCCTGCTCTTTCGCCTTCTCCTTGGCCTGCTCCTGCTCGGGCGTCTCTTGATTTCTTGTATCTTCCATTTTTGAAATTGTCTATTATGAAATTAAATATCTCTTCTTTAGTGCCTAAGTTGCCGAACATGCGGGTCTCACCGCCTGCCGACACCTCTGCCTCATTATTATACGAATCCAAGAACTCCTTGAATTCACGCACTCGCTTACCGTTAAGCATCTCAGTGAGCGTTATGACAAGCTGATTTGTGAAAGCCTCGGTAGGGGTGCTACCATAATCCTCGCCAAAATCAAACGATGTCGTGATGGCCTGCATCGTGCTGCCTCGTTCAAGGTTGCCCTCTCGCTCATTGGCTATCAACTTGATGGCAGTGGTAATCTCATCAACAAGGGAGTAACCGCCACCTAAACGAGCATTGCTCGTGAGAGCCGAAAGGCCTGTCACAACCTTCTGGCGCACGTCGGCGTTGTTGCTGAGGATACGCACCGCATCGGGATCGCTCGCGAAGATGTTGCCCACAAGCAGGTTCTCGATGAAGTCCTTGCCCTGGGGCGACAGTTTGCCGTTCTCCATCAGCGCGTTTATCTCGTTCTGCGTGATGACACCAGCACTCGCCAACTCTCTTAAAACGTCGATAGGTGCCTGATTATTGTTGTTGAAGTCGCCAATGTTGTCAAATTGGTCTATTATCTCAAGAACCTTTGAAATAGTTTCGGCAGGGGTTGTCTTGCCCAAGCGCACTGCACTCTCGGTCTTGTTCTCTACCTTCTCCTTGCCCTTGTTGAACATGTCAAAGGTCTCGGCGGTATAAGGCAGGTCTTCCTGAACCTCGAACAATACTCGGGGATGTTCCATGCTATCTACCTGCTCTCGCGTGAAACCGAAATCCTCAGCATGCTCTCGCAAGTAGTCGATGTATTCCTTGTCGGTATTATGGCGCGCGGCAAGTTCTCCGGCCATCGTGCGGCCGTTCCCACTCAACACCACGCCGTCTTTGCTCACGACAACCCTGTCTTGTATGGCGTTCTCGTTGTAGTTCTCTCCGTGACGCTCGGTAGTCTGACGATAACTTGCGTTCCCTCGGTAGTCACGGCTGTTGGCGGTGTTGCCGTTGCCATCCACAGGGAAGCCCGGTGTCTGATTGTAGTTGTTGTTGGCGTCATGGCTTGCACTTGCCGAACCGCTTGGCGCCAGGACATAACGGCCGTTGAGCTTTGTGCCGTTCTCTAAGCGCATGGTGTCGCTCTTGCCATAGACCTTGGGTGCGTTGTTCCATTTCTCTTTCACCTCATTGCCCACGGTGTTAGCCTCTCCCGCATTTTGTGCGGAAGGTTCGGGTTTGGATTCGGGTTTGGATTCGGGCTCGACTGGTTCCTCGCCCATTCGCTTCACCTCTTCCCAATAGCGCACATCGTCCTGTGCAGTCTTTGCGGCGGCGTCGTATTCGTCGAGTTTCTGCTTTAATTTCTCGGGGTCACCGTCGATGCCTTTGTCTTTGATTGTGGGGCGTTTCTTTTTCTGTGCGTAGTCTTCCTGAGCCTTTGTGGCTTTCTCTAACTCGTAGTCCACAATGGAGTCGGCATCTTCTTTCGACAAACCTAAGTCCTCATAGAGGTATTTCCTCGTACGACGGGTGCTGGCTTTACGCATCACCACTTTGCCTTTCTCGTCTTTGGGCATCGGCTCGTCAAGAGGGTCGACGGCTTTGACTTCTTGTTGACTATCGTCTATGGTTTCGGCTCTCTTGCCTACAAAGTCTCTGTAGTCTTTCTCAAACTGCTCCTCGTTGTTTTTGTCCTCATAGAAGGCGCGTTGCTCGTCACGTTCTTCCTTCTTTTCAAAACCCATCGCGTCAAGCAACTCGTCTATCTTGTCTTTAGGGTTGCTCGCGTTAGATTCTGCCTCGGGTACTGCAACAGGTTTAATTTCGTTGTCTGCCTTGGGAGCCTCTATAGGTTGCTCGGGTTCTATTACCTCTCCACGCTCGTTTATCTCAATGGGGGCAGACCCCTCTCCCTCAATGACGTTGCCATCTGCGTCTATCTCAATAGGGGCAGACTCCTCGGTAGCCGGGGCAATAGTCTCCTCTACACCCGAATCACGACGGCGCTGTATCTCTTCCTCAAGGGCGATGTATGAGAGGCGCATACTCCCGTCAGTGTCTTCGCCGTTCTCTATAGCCGTGCGCGCTATATCCAAGTTGCTCTCTAAAACGTCAGTAGGGATTTCGGCAAACATAGACTTCAACGCCTCTTTCTTCGCCTCAAGCGCCTTTCTCAAGTTCTCATTGGCAATCCTGTCACCCAACTCTCCTGGGTCTTCCACTGTAGGCTCCATCAGTACATGCTCGGCCGTTGTTACCTTGACTCCTGTGCCGTCGTCGTAGTAGACTCTCTGGTTCGGATTAAGCGGCATCCCTTCTGCATCTGTCTTTACGGCGCTCTTTATCGACACCTGACGGCCGTCTACCATGCCTGCCTCTCCACCATTTAACGCCACTTCGTATGGGCGCGACATGATAGAGTTATATGTGGCGCAGATTTCTGCCTCTCTACCCTTTCGGTCTTTGGCGTCTGCCTTCCACGCTGCGTCAAAGGCACTCTCTTCAATTCCGTAACGCTCACAGAGTGTCTTCTTGACAGCGTTGCTGTCGGGCATCTCTGCTCCGTAGTCTCTTACGGCTTCATCGAAAAGTGCCACGATTCTCGCCTCATCACTGCTACGCTGCTCCGCTGGCTTTTCACTCAGCACCTCGTAGGCATAGAGAACATCGTCAGCAGTAATGCCGTCAAAAGCTTCATTCACAGTGCCGTCGCCGTTGTATACCGACTTTCCGTCGTCAAAGTTAATCCTGTCTGCTACGGAACGTGCTGCCTTGGCTTTGATGGTGCTGTCACGCATGAGGTCAAAAGACTTGACGTTGGCTTCCTCTTGCTTCTTCTCAACCGCACGCTGACGCTTGACGAACTCTTTGTCGACAGCCACCTCGTCATAGACCTTGCTGCGCTCTATCTCCACGCCGTTCACGTCGTAACTAACGATTCGGTAGCCCTTGCCATCTTCAACCTTCTCTATCGAGTTGGTGCCAGGCTTGGTCATTTTTGAGTTGGTGGGTTTCAACACTTCTGCGTAGTCGCTCCAAGAGAGGCCGTTACTGCCCATGCTCTGCTGCATGGACTGCATCTCTTCTATAGCGGCTTGAGAATATCCCTTGGGCATAGCCCCGCGCTCTACGGCCTGCGTGTGCTTCGCCATCTCGTTGGCAAGGGTGTTGTATCCTGCCTTGCGGACTTTCTCTATCGTAGCATTGCCGATACGGCTCTTGAACCCAAATCCGTTCCCGATGCCATGACCGATTGCCATGCTTATGATAAGGGCGCCGTTGTTGAGCAGACTTGAAGTCCAAGTGGCTTCCTTATCGTTGCCGAGGTACGCCATCGCCATCTCGGTGCTTGCGAACAACCCTGTCTCAGCGACCTTGCCTGCTCCCTGTATGGCATAGTTGGCAACTGTGCTGTTTATGTTTGGCTTGATGCCTGCAACACCTTCGCTGATGAGCGAGCCACCTGCACCTAAAAGGAATCCCTTCGCACTATTGCCTGCCATCTCTGCCCAGTCAATCTCTCTACCCTGCGACCATGAACCGAGGGCAGACTTCGCCATCTCAAAGCCCATGAACGACAAACCGCCTGTGGTTATCTTCATGGCTCGGGGTGTGAATGTGAAGACTTTAGACAATGCGCCGACGGTCTTCGTCGCGGCTACTCCCGTCACAGGCATTATTGACACAGCCTCTGGGATGAAGGACAACACGCCACGGGCGACGTTATTGCCTTCGCCTGCATACTTCATGGAGCGCTGAAGCAAATCGTTTACGGATTCACTTCTCAACGGCTGACCTTTAATGACGTCATATGCATTACCTACCGCCATTACGGCTTGAGCAACGCTGTTGTCGAGCAGGGCAGAAACAGGGGCATACAGCGAACTTTCGGCGAATCGCTTCGCTAACTCTTCCTTGTAACGCTCTTCGCGCAGGTCACTGGCCTTGGCACCGAGATTCTTGTACTCGTTCCAGCCCATGTTGTCCTGTATGGAACCGAAGAACGACCACGCATGGTAACGCTCCTTGAAGTCCTTGTCCTTGAGCGCCATATTGAAATAGTAGTTGTCAGGCTTTTTCTTGCCGGCCTTCTCGTCTGCTGCCTTTTGTGCCTCTACCTTGTCGGGGAGATCCAGGAGCAGGGGATTGGATTTTCTGAGGTTCGCACCACTGTTGTATAAGTTCTCATAGAACTCTGTGTACTTGTTGCCCTTGCGCATTGGCTCAAGGAACATCCGGTAATTCTTCTGCCCGATGTTGCGGTACATGTCGTTTCGGTCGGCGAAGTTGTACTCCAACGCAACCATCTGGTTGTGGATGGCCGAGAGAAGCTGCGCGTCATGCTCAAACTGAGGGGTGCCACCCTTTGGCCTTGTTGGATTGTTCCTCATCAACTCCTGAGACTGACGGTTGAGGTCGTCCCAATCCTTGTTTGCATATACGGCAGACAACTCATCCGCACTCAAGAGGGAGCCATACTGCTTCGCCTGACGTGCCGCCTGGGCGAGGGGGTGACCCTCGTCGTAGGTCTTGATGGTCCTGGTGTACCTCCATGAGTCTGGCTCGCCTCTCCACTCTGGAGCTTTGGTGTAGTCGTACAAAGGCTTGCTCGGCTGCTCTTGAGGAACAGGCTCCGCAACAGATGTTGTCTGCTTGTTGGTGCTCTTGTCGTAAGTGACCGTTATCTGCCCAAGGTCTTCTCCCTTGTACTGGTTGTTGTCGACATTCTCCACCTGCTTCACAGGGGCAGGTTGGGTGTTCTGCTCAACAGGCTGCTCCACACTTACAGGTTGCTTGACGTTACGCACGTCGTCCGACATCATAGCATCGGCCCATGTGTCGCCTGTACCCTTCGGCGCAGACTGCACCTTCTTCGGCGCCTGTGGTTGCTTTCGCACATCGTCACTCATGAGCTCGTCGGCCCATGAGTCGCCGCTTACGCCTGCACCCTGGTTATACACCTGCTCGGCATCTGCCTTCTTCTTGTCTACTAAATCCTCTGTCTGCTGGATTTTCTCTATGTCTGCCATATTGATTCTATTCTTTTGCTATTGTCTTATCCGTGAACTGTGCCTTTACTCTTTCGCTTCTTGCTCTTCTTGGAACCCTTGCCTCCGTGAGTGTCATTATAGGAAGGAGTCCTCTTGGTCTTTCGGGCCTCTTCTCCTGCAACTCTCTTTTCGTGAACACGCCCTGCAGATGCGGCAGCAATTTCTGACTGTCTGTTCTTTGACTTGTTGTTGTCGGTTTCCTGCTGCTTCTCTGCCTTATACGCAACACGCTTGTTCGCCTCTTCAGTGGTAATCTTCTGGCGCTTGCCGTGCTCCTCGGTGGCATGCTCCTGAGCCTCTTTGCGGTTGCGCTGCTTGTTCTGCTCTGTGTAGAAGTTGTCGGAAATCTTGTTGAGGCGGTCGTTGGCGGCCTTCAACGCGGCAACGCGCTGGGCGATGTCGGTGTCGCCGTCTTTCTTCAACTGCGCCAGCAGGGTCTCGTAGTTCTTCTGCAACTTGTCACGGCGCTTCTCCCTAGCTGTGAGCTCTTTCTCTTGGGCGGCGCCAGCGGAGGCACTAAGAGAGGTGAGACTGGAACTGTTCGCACCATACCATGTGCCGGCAAGGTTCGCGAAGCCCTGCAACACATCGCCGATGTTGGCGATGATGCGGGCAGTGCGGTGGCGCTTCTCGACCTTCTTCTCGTCCTCTTCCGACAAACCCTCGTCTTTGCGCCATTTGTTGTACTGCTCCAGGGCGACTGCCTTGTAGGAGTCTTTGCTCTTGAGCAACTCGTCAAGCTCGGCCTGCTTCTTGTCCCTGTCGGCTATTGCGTCTTTGTAGTTGGGCATGTCCTCGAGTTTCGCCTCCGGGGCCTCGGCTTTCTTAGGTGGCTCAAGGACACCGCCTTTCTCCCGGTAAAGGTCCTCAAGCACCTTTATGTCGTTGTCGTAACCCTCAAGGCCTCGGGTGGCGTCAAGGATGGCCTTGATGACTTCCTTGCTCGAGTCCTTGTGCATCGCCTTGTAGTCCTTCACGGTGGTCCCGTCATGGAGCTTATCGTCGTCCTTGAGACCGCTAGGACTGGTGCTGGGAGCAGGGGTGTCTATAATCTTCTTCCACTCGGCAAGGCGCTCCTCTGCCTCTTTCTTCGCCGCCTCAGACGCCTTCTCGTCTTTGAGAATCTGCTCGAGGACGTCGATGTTGCGCTGTACGTCTTCTGCCGATGGGGTGAAGGTCGCTTCTTCTTTCTCTTCCTCCTGTTCTGGTTCTGTCTGTTTTGGCGCTGTGCCTGCGTTGGGGTCTAACGCCAACTTGTCTATCGAGGTCTTGTTGTCGAATGGGCTCTGCAACCTCACATCACCTTGTGGAGCCTTCCCACGCTGACCCAATATCTCGGCGGCCTTATCGGCCACGAGCCTGGCATTGGCGCCTTCCTTGCCAGAATTGACGGTGTACAACTTCTCCAACGCCTCGTCACTGAGGCTGTCGAGGTCATTGGTGCTTTTTACACCACTGTATTCATGAGGTTGGGTTGTGCCTGTGCTTGCGGTATTTTTACCGTTCTCGGGCTGGCCACCGCCAAGGTAATACTTCTCGTGCGCCTGGTGTATCTTTCCTTCGATGTCTTCGGGAAGGTCTACGCCCACAAGAAGGTTGCCTTTCCTCTTGTCGAGAGCTATAATACCCTCAGGGGTCTTGCCGTTGGCAATCAGGTAGTCCACGTACTCCTCAAGTTTCTCGGGACTGAGCACCCTGCCGTTAGCAGCAATGGGGGTCACGACCAAATCATGATTCTTGCCGCCACCATTGTACGACCATCTGCTTGTGTAGATGGTCGCTGTGCTTGCCTGTGCCTCGGGACTGCCGAAGTCTCGCCACCCCATCTTGCGCATATCCCTGCCGCTGACCATAGGGCGGTTGTACATGTCGACGTTGCCGTTGAGGTTCCAACTGTTGACCTCGGCCTCGTACTGCTTCTGCAACGCAGGGTCACTCTTGAACAGGGGCGCTGTCGCCGTTGTCGAAGCTGTGGTGCCTTGCTGACCTTCGTTCTGCGCCGTCGGGATGGTCGCCAATGATGCATTGATAGCACTTATACCCTCTGGTGCCGCGCCCTGGACTGCGCCGTCATAACCCTGTATGACGTTGTCGGGATTAGCAGAAGTGTCCTCCACCCTGTCCTCGACAGGCATGGCGGGAACGTTGTTCACCTTCGCAGGAGGCTGCGGCAAAGTTGCGCCCCCAACATTCTGCTTTGCGGTCTCTACAGGCGCCACGTTCACAGGCTGAGGCTGAGCAACAACCTGCGTGGGCTGTACCGCCGTGTTATCTACGGAAGGTGCCTGCATAACCTGCGGCTGAACACCTTGAACGCCCTGAACATTCTGGGGCTGCTGAACAGGCTGAACACTCTGAGCACCCTGCATCGGGGTCACGCCAACGTCGGGAGTACCCGCCACCTGCGCAGGAGGTACAGGGGCGTTCTCCACCGCCTGACCCAACCCCTTCACGCTGCGGTCGTCCTTCTCCTCGACACTCGTCCCGTCAGGATTGTATAGGACTTTCTTCTTTTCCGTATTCTCTTGTGCCATCGTCTATGTCTTCTTTAGGTCAGTGCCAAACATGCCCGCACCCAATGTGCTCAACTGCGAACCCGCATTCGCTAAACTCTGCGCCTGCTGCTCATACATGTTCAAACGCTGATTCGAGATGTCGTCCTTCTTCTGTAAGTAAGTGTTCTCAATTCCCTGCTTGTACGCCTCAGCACCGGCATTGATCTGACCAATCGTCTGACCCATCGCCATGTTCGCAGCATTCTTCTCAGCAGCAACACTACCCGCACTCGCACCCATCACAGCACCAGCACCTCGCGCCGCCTGCATCCTCTGCGCCTGAGCAGCACGCATAGCACTCAACGCAGCCTGCGCATCAGCACGCTCCGTCCCTAACTCGTTATAACGCTGGTCGTACCAGGCGTTGTTCTCACTCTCACGCTTGGCGAGCTCACGGCGCTTCTGACGAGCCGCACGAGCACCACCCAAAGCACTCAACCCGACTCCAATCGCCGCCGTGCCCGCTCCAAGTATCGATGATGTTAATTCCATATCTTTCTTTCGCCAAATAAATTAAACTCCCAAAGGTAATAACTCAAATCCATTCACACTCTGCCGTTAATGGGTTTTCTCACTCAAGACGACTTTTGGAATAATCGCCACTGTCCTAAATCGCCCTATTGGAAATGGAAAAGTGTCCTAAACACCCCTATTGACCTTTGCCGAAAAAAGAACAATCCTTTGCCGAAAAAAGAACAAAGCCTTTGTCCCAAAAAGAACAAACAAAAAGTATACCGAGATAAAAGAGTTAAAAGAAAGAGATAATCTAAATATATTTATTTTATTACTTCCATAAATGGAACTAATAAAAATATATTTATCTTATCTCCAAAGAAAAGTGTTTTCTTTGATAGGAAAAAAGGAATTTTTTTTATTTATGCCAGTGAACAACGGCGAAAATCAAAATAAGGCGATTTAAGCGAGTTTTGGAACACAGATGAAGAAGTTATCATCTGAGCAGAGAAATGCCGCGAGAAGGCAAAAGAAACGCCAAATTTCGCATCCTGGACGAGAAGACGCAAGCGCAGAAAATAATTTTTGCCGCCAGCACAAAAAGAGGGTACTAAAAAGGGGACCCAAAAATAATACACAAATTCCAAACGGCGGAAATGAAAAACCAAACACACGACACCCGAGAGAACACATGAAACAAAACCACGAGAAACAAGAGAAAATTGCTCGAGCAGTGCAAGAGAGACTTAAGCCCGGGCGGTCGCGACCAAGCGATATGGAGTTCCTTTTGGCGCCTTGCCCTCGGGCGGGGGTCGGTCGCTCGGGGTCGCCTGTACCACTCCACACCCCACCGCTCCACACCCCGCCACGACACAACACCACAGGACACAACCCCCGCCACAGGTGCACCCCGCCACACCACAGAAAAAAATACACGCAATTTTGAGATATAATATTACTAATCTTGTTAACTAATTCTTTCAAACGGCGTTGTAAATAGTAGCACAATTTACAACAACCCAACCTAAGCCACTGAACAACAGACATTTAACCCTTTGGCGTAATTAAAGCGGTAGCAAAGCGGTAGCAAAACAAGCACAAGAGCGCATCACTACAGGGGCAACACCACACAACACCACGCCACCAACAGGGCGAAATCCCACCAATAAAGAGGTTTGCGCCTGTCGCGCCTGCCCTCTAACCATCGTTTTTGCGCGCCTGTCCATAGATCTAATTACGGAAAAATTTCCTTAATTAAACAACTGTGGCACAACACATTAGCGAAATAATGGCGAAATTTCATACACCTTTAGAGCAACACGCCTACAATAACCGCTTATTTGGAATCATTCCTAATAATAATTGTCGCTTATCAAGTTGCTAATCAGTGTGTTACCTGTATTTTTTAAAGTATTTTCACATTATTATTTCTCTTTACGGCGATTAATTACGGAAATTTTTCTTTAATTAAAGTGCTGGCATACAAGACCATACCCCACCACGTTGGTTAAAAAACGACCATATTGTCTCCTCGATTTCCCCTTATTTTCTCAACCTTTCTTAACATTTGCAATCGATTGACTGAAAAAATACGTTAAAAATGGGGTCATTTGCTTGTCGGTGTTTAAATACCGATATATCTTTGCAACGTAATCGCCAAATAGGGGCAACCAACATAGCCAACAGGGGCGGTTATCTACCACTTGCGTAACGGCTACGACCTAATTAAATAGAGACGTATGGAGGGCAACGGCAATAGTTTTTTAAACGACCGACCGACAACCAAATTATTTTGGGTGTTAGATTGGCTAACGACCGAGCGAGGGGGAGCGAGACCCCCAACACCCACTATTTATTTATTAACTTTAAAAAGTGGTGGCAACACTCAAAATTCAGCGCAATTATTATGACTAAATATAATTATCAAGAAGCCGTTAGTAATGACATTCGCGATTACATCACCGAAAACGACATCAAAGTTACAAGTGACAACAAAGAGGACTTATATCAAAAACTTTACGATGACCTGTTTGTGAGTGATTGCGTGACAGGCAACGCAAGTGGTAGTTACACGTTCAGCACATGGCAAGCAGAGGAGAACCTTTGCCACAATTTAGATATACTTGCAGAAGCCTGTGAGGAGTTCGGTGGTGGTGTAGACGTGTTGAAGAGTGGCGCGGAAGCCTGTGACGTGACAATACGTTGTTACCTGTTGTCTCAATGCTTAACTCAAGTGTTAGACGAGTTAGAAGAAGACGAGGACTAATCACACAGGGGGAGCAATCCCCCTTTTATTAATATCTAAAAATTACGACTATGAAGAAGATTTTATTATTAGCAGTATTATTATTGCCCTGTGTGCCGTCATTAGTGGTGGGTATACAATCACAGGCAGAGACTAACCGAGAGCGCAAATTGCAGATGTTAGAACCCCGCTTTGAGCGGTGGTGTCTTGCCAACGGAATAAGTTACTACAACCTAACGACCAAAGAGTTAGACGTTGTTTGGGGCGACCAATGGAGTGAGACGGACGATTTCCAATGTGCTGTAGATTCAGTAGATAGCATTCTGCGAGTAGAGAACAACGTATTAACCACTAAATAAGGCAATTATGAAAAGAGTTCACATTTTACTACATCATGCAAAATTTAGTTCTGTAGAATATACGACCATTGAGGGCGTATATAGTAGCGCGCAAAAAGTCTCCGAAGCCTTTAATAGTATAGTTGAAGACTTTGAGACACAACCGAATTTTGAGTATATATACAAGGGGGAAAACACCTACTACTGCAAGATTAATGGTAGCACCCACTATATATACATCAAGGTTAAGGAGTTACAATAACTCCCCATGTGGCGAGGGCAGACCCTGTAGGCGGAGCGACACCGCCCGCCACAACAAATTATTCATTCACTTTTAAACGCGGGGGCAACGCGTAATATTCCGCACACTTACTATGAGTAAAGCAACGATACAAGAGGTTAACGTAGAGGGTTTATTTGGCGCATTGAACACCACAGGCGAAACCAAGTTAAGCGACCACACCGAGACCGCACAAGAGCAACCCACCGAGAGCGAGAGCGAACAGGACGAGCAACCCGCCACCGAGCAACCACAACGTCCCGCCTTGCGCATGCTTGAGTATAGCGAAAAGGCGTTTGCCATCGTGGGCGACACCAAGGCGCACAGGGCGCAACTCAAGAAGTTAGGCGGGCGTTTCAATGCCAACCTCAAATGTGGTGCGGGTTGGATATTCAGCAAGAAACGTGGCAAAGAGGTAGCAACGGCGTTAGGTTTCACTGCATAATATTTAGGGCTATGAAAGTGACGCAGTACACCGAGAACGTGCCGAGCCTTGACACGTTAAAAGAAACCGACATTTATCGCATGTGTTTTGCCTTGTGGAACAACGGCAGACGACCCAACAGGCGAGACACCGACTACATACGCCGACACATAGCGCATGGCACAACAGGAGTGCTTTTGCGTGGTTGGTTATTTGATTTCGCACCACTTTTGAGTGATGTGCCACAACAACTGACTATTGCCCTGTAGCGGGCGAGGGTGCTGACTGATAGACAGGCAAGGTGGGAGCGAGACCCACCGCACCCACAAACAATCAATCTATTTATTAATTCAAAAATTCAATCATTATGACACACATTGAAAAAATCCAAAGAGTAGCACACGAAAGAGCTTTAGCAGAACTGACAAAGCAAAGGGCAACAAAGAACGAAATTGCCTTACTTGTCGGTAATGTTAAAAGTCTTGCTCCACGCATCAAAGAACTTGTGAAAATCGGCATAGCACTTGCCGACAATAACATCCCTTTGGGCGAGCGCAAAAAAGATATTATCGGTTACGATGATATGTTTGTAACGGAGGGTTGCAATCATCGCATAGGTTTTATTTGCACCACCCGTGATTTTGGAAGGACATACCAAAATGTTAGGGGAATAGGTATCAAGGGTGGTGGTTATGATGGTTGCAATTTCTACATCAATACTGATGGAGAGATTTTTGAAAGCGACTTGACTAGCCCATTTGGGAAAGACACTTCTTTCATTCTCAAGTGTAGACGATTCCTACAAGGTTTTGACAAATTTGAGAAAGCAGTTTTCGACTACGTTGAGAACCTTTGACGTAAACTACAACATAGGGTAGTGGTTGGTTAATGACCAAGCAATGCCGAGCGAGACGGCACTACCCACAATTATTTTCTAACTTTAGAGGTGGGGGCAACACCTACAATTCCGCACAACCATTATGACACAAGACATTTTCCAAGTAGTAATCCGCGCTTATTTAGACGCGAGGGCAAAGGCAGACCCATTATTTGCCGAAGCAATGAAGAAACCCAACAAGAGCATTGAGGGGTGCGCCAACTACATTTACAACCAAGTCCGCAAGGCTAACCGCATCGGTTGGGACGATGCCGAGATTTTTGGCATGGCGGTGCATTACTATGACGAGGACGAAATCGCCGCCGAGGACTTGAAGCCTGTAACCAACGTGCAGACTATCATCAACACCAAGTTAGAGAAGCCAAAACCTCAAAAGGCAGAGCCTAAAAAGCCTGTCAAGAGCGAAGCCAAGAAAGCCGTTGTAACGAAGCCTGTCACTCCCGCCAAGCCTGTTGCCCAACCACAGGCAAAGAAGCCCGCACAAGGCGCGCAAATGGACTTATTCGGCGATTACAACCCATTCATCTAATACCTACCACTATGAAAGCACGAACAAAGACCGAGAAAGAGGTGGAGCGGTTGAGCGCGAAATTGCCCGCCCGCACCGCCTATCAAGAGAGATATTTGATGCGCCACACCTTTGAGCGCACCGCCTACCAAACCAAGAAATATGTGTGGTGTGCTTCCTGTGGCGAGGTGCTTCCTCACGATGCAAAGGTTTGTCCACATTGTGGCAAGTTGAAAATCACGCCAAGCCGTAGAACACAAAAGACCGAGAAGCGGTACTGCACCATTATGACCACTTGCAAGGGCTATCAAGTGGCGAGACATTTCATCGTCACACGCATAGCGAAGAAAGGCACACCCACGCGCCACTACTTTGAAGAGGTTGTGCAAGAGTGGATAGACGCACAGGGCAAGCGCACCATCATGGCTTGCAACAAGGGAATGTTTGGGCGAGATTTCAACCCATATACACCCATGACTATCAAGCACCCATATTACAAGTGGGGTTATAGGTTTGACGACTACGCCATATACGGCTACGCGACCCGCTTTTCGCGCATTTTGCCTACACTCAAGCGCAACGGAATGACGACAAAAGACATCGGCGTGACGCCCTCACTACTTGCTAAGGCTCTGCTTACCGACAATTTTGCCGAAATGCTCATCAAGACAGGGCAACACTCTATCCTGTGCAACCACATCAAAGCGGGAATGGAAGCCTATGCACCACAGATACGCATCTGCAACCGCAACCACTACATCATCAAAGACGCGTCAATGTGGCAAGACTATCTTCGCCTGTTGGAGCATTACGGAATGGACACCCACAACGCCCACTACATCTGTCCCGCCGACCTCAAAACGGCGCACGACCAACTTGTAGAGCGCCGTAGACGAGAACAGGAACGGAGAGACCGAGAAATCCAACGAGAGCGACGCGAAAAGGACATAAAAGAAGCGAAGAAAGCCGAGAAACTATACAGGCGAATGCACGAAAAATACCTCGCTATCTATTTCGGCAACGCCGACATCGCTATAAGTGTCGCGCAGTCCGTTGAGGACATACGCCAAGAGGGCGAGCACATGCACCACTGCGTTTATGCCTGTGGGTATTACAAGAAGAAAGACACCTTGATATTGTTTGCCCGCGACAAGCGCACAGGGGCGCGCCTTGAGACCATAGAAATCAATCTCAAGACCTTTAGTGTCGTTCAATCGCGCGGAGTATGCAACAAACTTACCGAGCAACACGACAAAATAGTCAGCCTGTGCAACGACAACATGCACTTGTTAAGGGCGGTAGCATAACCGCCACAGGGGTGTAGGGAGAGACCCTCATCGGTGGAGCGATACCACGACACCCCACAACTATTTTATTCACTATCTAAAAATTACACATCATGGAAAAGAAACTAATTCCTGCGCCTATTGATGAGAAGAACATCACAAGCGACTTTATCAATGACTTCATGTTAGATTGGAACGACTACACCAACGGACACCACAGAGCCGTTATTGGCGCGCCTCTTGAGTCAAACGAGCCTTATATGTGTGAATGGAACAACCAACAGAATTGGGTGCGTTTAACGCCCATCCACACTTTGGCGAGCAAGACCACACTTGCCGATATGCAACGCCTTGCCGATGAGTTTATGAAATACGCAAACGACGAGTGCACAAGCAGTTTGGCTTTAGTGCCATCTGTATCCAAGACACAAGTTTACATCTACTTTTATTTCATCAACGAATAACACCTACGATTATGGAGAACAAGACCTTTTTAATTGATATTCACTTTTGGGGCATCGTTGACGAGTTATTGAACTACGCCAAGAACATTGACGGAACTTACAAGGCAGAGGACTTCACCACCGACAACGAAGATGTCATGGAGATGATAGAGCAGGAACTTGACGACAACCTGTCCTATGTGTGGGTTGACGAGGGTGGTTACATCTATCCGCAACAGGACAACCTACGACCCACCGCAGAGGAAATCTGCAAGGCGATACACGAACTTTTCTAACCCCACAGGGGCGAGAGCAGAGCGACTGCGCAAGGACAGGGCGAGCCTGTCCCGCTCCACTACATTTTTTATTAATCATCTAAAAATTACACTATTATGACAAATTCGGAACACAAAGAGAAGAGAGAGTACGTTTTGAGTACCTCATGGGTTGTTGACCTCACCGAGAGCACCGAGAGGCTACTTTACGCAGAGAGCAGCGCAGAAGAACTGCGCGCCTTGTATGACATCCACAGGATGACAAAGCTCACGCCCGAAAAGGTCTATGAGATAGTGCGTGACGCCGACAATGACGCCGAGTGCATCTCCCTGTTCATTCGCCATGCCTTGAGGGAATGGACTACCAAGTTAACCGCTAACCCCTAATTTTATGTACCAATATTTTGGTACATTCATTTTTTTTGCTAATTTTGCGACCAAATTCACAATTAAAAGGCGGGGGCAACGCCTTAAATACCGCACAAGAACTATGACAACTTTTGAGATTTATCCGCTCGGAAGAGATTACCCCATCACCGTGAGGGGCAACAAGAGCAAGTATTTCCGCGACCTCAACGAGGGGAACTATCGTGTACACGTCTTTGAGGTAGTGAACCTACCCAACTACACAATGCGATTACTCCTGAAACACGCCACCGACAGGAGCGCAAGTCGCTTTGGTTGGTATGCCCATAGCAACGGCAAGTTTATGGACTACAACTACCGCAAGACGCGCCGTACAGGCATTCGCTACATTGACATCAACACTTATCGTAGAACACTCTAAAACATCACTACTATGTACACAACTGATTACATTCGCCTTGAGCAAAAGGCAAGAGAGAATTGGCTCGCAGACGAACTGCAAGCGATGTGCGAGAAAGCACAGGAAGACACCCTCACGCAGTTTGGAACGTTTGAAAAGAACGGAGACGGCGAGATTATAAGCACCGCAGAGCATCCTGTTGACGCACACATGGCGAACTTGATGGAAGCAGAGCATCTTGAGACCCTTATCAATGACCGCATATATAACAATTGGATTAAGAGGGTATACGGGAGCATTGCTTGCTACAACAGTGATCCATTTGTGTGTGAGGAGACGACTATCGTTGAAGATGTTGCCACCACAATCTATGAATGTGGACTGCGACACGTTGAAGATATGGCGGCCTTTTGTGATGCGCTGAAGAAACTTGGCATTGACGATGAGGAAAAGTACGAGGTCAGTGCAGTCTACGAGACACCCAACAAAGAATTAACAATATGTTTAAATGAAGATTTCACACTACTATGAATAAACTATCATAACCACAACACATCACGACTATGGCAAAGTTAAACAAAGAACAATATGCAAAAAGAGAGCGAAACGCAATGCTTCGCAACAACTCCAATGCAGAGACTGCTATCGAAGCAGGGCTATCAGAAGAACAGGTCAACACAATCATTGACCTATGCGCCCTACGCCACGATTTCCATTGCAACATTGATGGTGTGGCAGACAATGACCAAGACACGCATTACAAGCGTCGCATTGTCGAACTCAACGTAAGGCTCAATGACTTTGGTCTACCTACTATAAGTGGAGTGCCGACCATCCCAGAGGATTATATCGACATAGACGACCTTTACGAACGCATTGAACTTGCTCGTTTCGATGGCACATACCCCAGTGACTCCGAATACAACGAATGGGTAGAAGACAACCGAAGCGAAATTCAAGAGCAGCTATATGCTTTACATAAGAGCATGGAAGATTGCCTTGATGAGATAGATAAAAAATATAACACGAATTTCGCTCCTACAGGGGCACAAAGAATACTATGACCGCAACACTAATCATCAAAACCACAGGAGAGGGAATCAAAGTCCACTCCACGACCGAACACCCCGCATCGTCCTACGGAAAGGCGGTGTGGGTTGACGACGAGGGGAACGCCTACGCACAGGTGGGCATGGAGTACCACAACCCGCTCTACGGCATCATCCTTGATGAGCCTTACCGCTCAAGGGTGCGCATCGGAAACGAGATAGCGCAACACAGGCGCATCAAGGGATATTCGGTGCGCCAACTCGCTGAACTCGCAGGCGTGAGCAAGTCAACAGTCGTCAATATTGAGGCAGGGCGTTTCTCCCCTACCATTGACGTGGCAAACAAGTTATTAAAGGCGTTAGGCGCACAAATCATCATCCCATGAACGAACCACTGAAAAGCCGCAAGCGCATCATCCGCCAACTCCATGACGAGCGTATAAGGAAAGGGTTGTCGGCCGTTGACATGGAGCAGATAACAGGCATTGACAACTCCAACCTCTCAAAGATTGAGAAGCAGTACAAGAATGTCACTATCGACACCATCATCACTCTTGCCCGCGCCCTCGCGCTCAAGGTGGCACTCGTCCCAGCCGACGAGTAGTGAAACACATCCCTTTAAATCACTAAGGGGGGCTCTCGCGAGTCCCCCTTTGCTATCCCTATTGCTATTTGCTATAGGAATTATCTAAAAATTACGCCACAAAGGTACTAATTCTCAACGAAAAAAGCAAAAAAAGATTGCGCCACTTGTCGCAAGCAGCACAACCCAAGATTATCTAAACCTCCTTTCTTTGGTTAAGGAACTAGCAAATATCGTCAAACTCTATCTTAACTTATTGCCATGCTCGGCATCCACATCGGCATCCATCCCGCTCACTTGAAGGGCATACCCGCTCGGCTTGGTCAGGAACAGACCCACGGAGTGACCGAAGTACGGACTGCCACCCCACCGCGTCAGCCTGTTGCGTGTAGAGCTCGCAACGAGGGCATGGCTTACCCAGTCGCGCGACCCCCACAGGGCGCACTGCACGGCGCTGGAGTACGGCACGAAACGCCCACGCACAACCATCTCGCGCCAGCGTTTCAGCAGTCCCATGTCGGCGAGTTTCACTGGCCGTGTTATGACAAGCCCCTTGGAGTACAGATTTCCCAAATCTGCCCTGTCCACGCTGATACGCACCACATCGCTGCCGCTCTGCGTCTCGCACTCAGGGTAGGCGACTATCTGTCGGCTAATCTTCGTGCTCGACTGCGTCCACAGGCCGCTCTTGATGTTATACACCCATGAGCCGTTGCCGCTCCACGGAGAGACATAGACCCTTGCGTTGTCGTAGTCATACGCCATCCATGCCTGCTCAGGGAACTTGCCCAAGGCAAGGTTCTCCGCCACCGAGAGCAGCGCGCTGGTGCCTGTCGCTGTGCATAGCGCCGCAAGGCGGTGGTGGCTCAGCTCGTCGCTGCCCTGGAGCACATCACTCAGCACTTTTACGTCCTTTCCCGCCAGTTGCAGCAGTCCGCGCTCCGTGAGGAACACCACCGTACTGTCGAGGCTCAACGGCATCGTGCCCTCGGCGATAACGTCGCGTGTCATGGGTTGTATCGTTGCCCAGCCGCCCGTGTCGTTGACGGTCATCGCCCACACGCCCTCGGTCGTGAAGCAGTACATCGGGTGTTGTCCGAACTGCCCTTGCGACAGTGCCTGGGCGTTGGCGCACAATGCTCGCACCTCGCCGCCACCAGCGATGTTGATGTTGCCGAACGGCACATAGAATGGGTTGTCGGTCTCGCTGGTGTATATCTTGTTGCTCTCGTCAACGGTGCGGTTCACGTTCTTCAGCGACAGGCAGTCACCGGGGCTGCCACCCTGCATGGGGTTCAGGCGGTAGTCCTTCAGGTCATCAAACTTGTTGTAGATATCGCCTAACCAAAACACGCCATTCAGTGCCTTATGCTCACGCAGGCGCACCTTGTAGCGGGTATCGCCGTGTATCAGCACCGCCTCGGTGGCGTTGGTGTTGGGGTAGAACACGAAAAGCGGCCACCGCACGTTAACGCCTATCTCCGTGGTCTTCATCAGCGCCATCCGTCCGCCGTTCTTGGAATAGATGTTTATCTGCCACATGTGCTGCTCTTCCGCTCCGTGATCCTCGTAGTATTCCTTCGCCCATTGCACGCTGGGTTGCAGCGGTGTGTGCATCACCTTGCCCACCTGCGCCATGTTTAGGCGGCGGTTGTAACCATAAAGCACCTCGGCGCTCATCGTGTCGTGGCTGCCGTTGTCGTCCGTCATCACGTCCTGGTTGCTTATGGTGTTCACCACTTTCTTGCCTATCTCCAGCGGTGCCTCGTCCATAGGGGCATCGGCAATCTCGTCAAGCAGTTTGACGAGTTTCTCATATTCTATGCTCGCCAACTTGTAGAACTGGCCCGCATTCTCGTGCAACTCGGTAATCTCTTTCTCTTCCTTCTGAGGTATCGTCAGGCAGTAGTCGGGAGTGGGATACACCGTCGAGCCATCTACCCACGGCTGGAATATCTGGTAGTAATCGGTCAAATGCGTTGGAGTGTTGAGCTCGGCGGGCAGGATGGTGCTGAAGCCCTGGTCAAGGGTCACAGCGCCGTTCAGGTGTTTCTCTTCGGGCGTGGCAATACTGTGGTCGGTATAATTCACGCGCCCCACGGTGTAGTGCTTGTTCCACGGGTTCTCGCCGTTGTTGATGGGGGCGGCGGTGTCCATGCAGTGCCACCCCAGCACCTGGCCGCCCTGCTTGTAGTTGTAGATGGGTGGGGTGACGTAGATGTTCACGCCCCTTATCAGGTCTTTCCAGTTCTTAAGGCGAGCAAGGTCGGCGGCGGCCATCGACTTGACCTGGTGCATCAGGGTGCTGGCGAAGCCGTATGTACGGCCTCTGAACTCCAGGCGCACCTTCTCGTAGGTCTCTCCAAAGTCGTCAACATCGGCTCTAAGGCCATAGCGTCCGTCAAGAGCAAAGATGGGACCGCGGCTGTTGGGTATCATCAGCACAGGGTAGCTGTGCATTATCAGGCTGCCGTCATACATCTCATAAGCATAGCGCACATAAAATGGAAATACAAACTTGTTCTTGTTGTGTTGCTCGGCGATGAACTTGTTGTAGCAGCCCAGCGCGGCGGTGCTCCAGTTGATTTTTATGCCAGCCACGTCGGTCTTCCCGTCGGGGCTAGTCACGTTCTCGATGCTGTAGGTCTCCTGCCAGTTGGAGCCAGAAGGAAGAATACTTCCATATGTCGAATACGGCGGCACATAGCCGTCGCCCCACCACACGGTCACGGTGTCGGTATAGGGGTAGCAGGTGATGTATGTGCCCTTGTATTTCTTCCTGTAGTCGTCGCCCTCGCCTGTGGTCTTGGTCTTGGGCCAGTACTTGAACTCGCTCTCAAGACCGAATGTGATGTCGAGCATTGGGGGCTTGCTGCCCAGGCCCACATATCTTGACGTGTCCACCTCTTCTCCTTCCACCTCTTCGCTGTCCGTCTTCCACAGGTAGTAGCGCACCTCAGGAAGGCGGTACTCGCTGCCCTCATGGTTGCACACGAGGGTGTTGCCCATCGCCTGTATCGCCGTCACCGCGCCATAGGTGGAGATATCGATGCTCTGCTCCACGGTGCTGGTGCCGTCGCCGTTGTCGCTGCGCCACCGCAGGTACAGGTGTCCCACCTGCTCGGTCTCGGCACTCTCGCCGCCATCATCATTGGCGCGTGTCTCGTTCTCGCTGGCTATCACGGTGGCATATTTGTCCGCAAGGCCATTACCGTCCCATATGTCCAGGTCGTCCCCGGGGCTGATGTCAGGCTCTATGTATGTGCCATCGCTGGTTGTGTTGCTTCCGCTGCCGCCACCACCGCTGTAGCCGCCACTACCGCCACTGCCACCGCCTGCTCCACTTCCACCATCAAGAATGTCGCCATTCACGACAATGTCCTCGGTGTGGTCCGCAAATCCGTGACGCCGTGGGCGGTAAGGTGTTGTGGGGGTCGTTGTGCCACCACCCTCTCCGCCTTCGATGTCACCGCCACCCGAAATGGGTGTCGTGGGAACGAGTATCTGCGTGATATAGTGGCGGCTCTCGCCCTCAGGCTCATGGATGCACAGGAATGTCTCGCCACGGTCAAGGGTGAAGAGTTTCTGCGGTTTCTCAAGCATCTCAAGGCCCATCCCGTCCTGGCACACGTCAACGGCGGCGCACAGGTCGCCGTCGGCACTCACCGCACCGCCAGGAACCCTCGTCACTCCGCCAAATGCTATATCTTTCTTCATCACTGAAAACTGATTACTGATTACTGACCACTTAAAACTAATTGCTCTTCGGTATGCCGCTCATCGCCTCGAGGAGCTCGCCCATGGCGTCCTTCTGGCTGGTGGTGATGTCCTGCGACACGCTCTGCAGCTTCGGAAGCACATAGGGCAACAGCCCAAGGTAGGCGTTGACCTTGCTGATGGGGTTGTCGATGGCCTCGATGCTTCGCTTGAGGTCGTCCCAGTCTATCATGTCCTGCAGTGTCTTCTGCAGGTTCTTCTCGTCTTTCTTCGCCATATCAAAATCCGTTTTTCATTAACCGTGAATTGGTGGTGCGCATGTTCGCCGTCACCTTTATCTGCGCCAGCAGTTTCTGTGCGCGTCCCTCGCTGATGGTGTAGTCCTGACCATAACCCCTTCCTATCGAGTGGGTCTGGCGGGTGATGGCCTGCCACTCGGCCTTGCCGTTGAGCACCAGGTAACGGCTCATCAGGGTGACAAGTTGGTTGCCAAGGTCGGGGAAGGTGTTGTTCGGGAACCACAGCGTCACCTGATAGCGCACCTTTTCGTCCTCGTTGCTCTTCGCCTCCTCGCTCTCGGCGCTCCAGTTGGTGCAACAGCATGCCTCCTGAGCTCCACACGGGAAGCGGGGGTTCTCAAAGGTAAAGGCGCTCAGCACGTTGAGGATGTCGGCCCACGCCTCGTCCATGCGGTCGAGGAGTAGGTCAAGGTGACCCTCATCGGTCGCACCCTGTATGAAATGGCGCATCTTCGCCTCGTCGTCACCCATGTTCTCGCCTATGGTGTAGGCAGTCTTTGCCAGCTGTTTCAGCAGCACCGCCTCGCTCAATTTGATGTCTATCTTTCTCATAATCACTGTGCGTTATTGATTTGTAGGCTCTGTTGCGCTCTCTGCTTCTGCCAGGCGGCACGCTCGGGGTTCATGATGGCCCACTGAGCCTGGCGCACCGCGGCTTGGTTGCCGCTATGCGCTATCTGCTGCTGATAGGCCTGCATCTCGCTCTGAACGTCCTCTGGAATGCCCTGGGGCTGCTGTCCCTGCGCCATGCGCTCCTCGTCGGCCTTCAACGCCTCAAGCAGACGGTCTGAGAATGGGAAATTGGCGAACTCCAGCAACTGCATCACGTTGATGACGCCAAGCTGGAACAAGGTCATCATCATCTCGTTGTTCATCTGACGAACGGCGGGGCTGTCGGCACTCTCGCTGATGTTCAGGTCATACATCACGTCGCCTGCCAACTCTGGGTCATAGACGACGCCGTAGCGGCGGCCAACGACGGTAAGTTTCTTCTTCTCGTCATAGTACTGCTGTATGTTGCTTACCTTCTTTGACGCCCCTTCGATGATGAAGGAGTCATAGCTCTCAAGCAGGTCCATGATGCTCGCCGTGGCGTTCTGTGTCTGCTGGGCATAGAGGGCGGCACTCTGTCCGCTGTAACCTGGCTTACCCTGCAGGGCTCCGTTCACGCCCGTAATCTCTTCCATGAGGTTTATCTCAAGCTGGAGCAGCTCTTCCGTGCCAATTCTTGTCAGTTTGTTCGCAATCTGCTCGGGCTTCGCTCCGCTCACCGCCATGTCGTCATAGAACATCACGCTGTCGGGGCGCGTCCACTCACGCTGCACATCCTCCACGCTCTTGCCCGGCGGCAGCATGCTTAACGGGTACAGCAACACGCCCTTGGCACTGCTCTGAACGAGTTTCTCGTGCGACGAGATGATGCGGTTGATGTAGCGTTGCTGGTCTATCACGTCACTGACGAAACTGTGGATCTCGCCGTTGATGAAGGGGTACAGCTTCAGCGCATAGGGGTGAGACTTGTGGTCAAACTCGCTCTCGCCCTGGTCGAGAATGTCGCCACACGGAGAGAGGAAGCGGTAATACCAGTAGTCGTCCACAAACCATTCCATGTCTATCAGCGGCACATCATCCTCGGCCATGCCGTTGGCAACTCCCTCGATGAGGCGCTCGGCGTTGATGGCGTCATAGATGTACTTGTCCTTGGTCTCTATCTTGAACAGGTCGCCAGTGAGCCAGTCGTGGCAGCGGTAGCGTGCCTTGGTCTCGAGTGTCCACACCTCTATCACACGGCACAGGCTCTTGTCGATGGGAAGGAAGAAGTCTATGTTGTTCGCAAGTTTGCCGTAGCGGTCTTTGTTGCGTTCCATGTAGTAGCGCAGATACTCCTCATCACGTTGGCTCGCATATATCTGACTCAGCTTCTCAAAGTCGCTGGGGCTGTGGCTGAAGTGGCTCGCCACCTGGCGGAACGTCAGGTCGTGCAGCTCGCCTATCACGCTGATGTCCCACCCGCGGTGGTCACTCGCCGCGGCGTCAAAGAACACGTTGTTGGGGTTCGGCTGCCGCGTCCATGCGTCGCGGCGGTCTTTGCGCCACCCCCACAGCTCCTTCTGGCAGGCGAAACCGCTAATCAAGTACTCCTCGAAGCCTCTCGCGTCAAGTTCTTTCTTCACGTTGTTCTTCCAGTTCACCTGGAGCGCAACACTCATCATGTCGCCAAGCGACTGCTCGTCACGGTCTACCGCCGTGCAGGCGGGAATCTTGTTCTGGTTGCGGTACACGCCCACCACGGTTCGCACAAGGCGGCGTATCAGGTTGTTCACCAGTGGCACGTCGCCACGGCTCATGATGTCCTCGCGCTCCGAGATACACTCGTTGTCGCGCATGATCTTGTCGCCCCACTGGTCGCCGTAGGTATAGCGCAGGCAGCGCTCGCGCTCACGACGAAAGTCATACAGCGAGTCCCAGCACTGCTTCGCCAGCCACACTATGTCTTCCGCCCTGTCATTGTCCTTCACCCACTTCACACTATCCATGCGTTTGCGGGCATCTTTGTCCCGAGCAAGGCGATGCTTGGGTATTATCTTACTCTTTGCCATATCTCTGTACAGATTCTATATTCGGCAAAAATACCACATCAACACCACTTTCTTCTGCCGTTAATGGGTTTTCTTAAAACAAAAAAGGCGGCACCATCACTGGCACCGCCCCTCGTTAAAATGACAAAAGTAAACAATCACTTCTTTGTCCTCTTCCTGCTCCGGGTGGTCTGCTTCGGCCGCAACGGCGTG